AGAGAACAAGAAGAATATCGCTGCGATGAAAAAACGAAAGATGTTGGCCGAGGCGATCGACGATGCATCACCAGGATTCTCTGGTGACAGGAAAGTTGATGCAGAAATAGTTGCAGAGAATCTGGCAGAGCGTATGGGACTGGTCTACGATGATATGCCGACAAAAGAGAGATTAGATTTATACGGTCAAGCGTATCAAGGTTTGACTAAGAAAAAAACTCCACCAGAAGAGAAAGCAGACGGTGGACGTATTGGTTTCGTGAAGGGCACAGGTTTTAGATTCCTACAGAAAGTATTTGGCAAAGATAAACTTGAAGAGATGACAACGAGAGATCCTGAGATGTATCAGGGTCTGTTAGAGGTTGTCGATATGTACAGAAAGAGGGACAAAGAGGGTTTAAAAATGTATCTGCAAAAATTCCTACCACAAATGGATGATGAAGCAATAGAGGATTTTATCAGAGGTAGTGATGGCACGGAAGGTCTGATCGGAGAACTTATCAGACTTGGCAGTGGTCGAGACTACGCGGGTAAAATCGAGATGCTCAAAAGAGCCGAGAACATGAGAAAACTTGATGACCTAGAGGTCACAGACAAGATGATCCGTAAACCAAATGCAGATGGTGGTATCATGCGTCTTGGTTTCAAAGACGGCATGAACAGAAGAACGTTCCTAAAAATCTTAGGTGGTGCTGCATCAATACCAATAATTGGTAAAATTTTTAAACCATTTAAGATTGGTAAAAAAGTAACTCAAGTTCCAATCATTAAAACAGATAATGTGCCGGGTAAACCAGAATGGTTTGATCAATTAGTTAACAAAGTCATAATTGAAGGTGATGATGTCACTAAAACATTTGCAACAGGTGAGAGACAATCCATTCACCAGAAAAGACTTGATGACGGTTCCGTGGTTCGAGTCACAGAGGACATAGACGATGGTGCAGTAAGAGTAGAGTATGAGAGTGAAACGAACGTATTCGGTGACACAGCTACAATGCAATATAAAAAATCATTACCTGATGAAGGAAATCCAAGACCATCAGCTGAGTTTGATGTAGCAGAATCAGGTCCGGTTGGAAGAGTAGACGGTCCTGATGATTTTAGTTTAGATGTAGATGAGGTAGGTGGTTCTAGTATAAGTGATCTTGATTCTGATGTATCTATATTAAAAGAATATGCGACAGGTCAAAAACCAACGATGAAAGAACTTGTTCAAAATATAAAAAGAAAAGATAAAGCTAAAAGAATAACAGAAGATCCCGAAGCTCAAAACGATGCTGTGATTAGAAGACAAGGAGATTATGATCCTAGTTACGATGACTATGCATCAGGCGGTATCGCTGGAATGTTAGGAGAGTAATGACTCCAAAAGAATACAAACAGATGATGGACTACCTGACTCGATCAGGTATCAAAGATCAGATTAAGTTCGCATCAGAGATCGCGATACCAGATCCAAAACCAGCTGTCAGAGAGATAGAATTGTTTAATAGATTTAATAAAGATTATCCAAATTATGCTGATGGTGGTATGTTAGTTAAACCAAGTGTTGACGGCCGTAGACCTGGATATGCTAAAGTTAAAGATGCAATAGGAAGAACTTATGATTCAGATAACATGGGTAGAAAACCTAAGTTAGAAGGTAAAGTTGGAAGAATAGTCGAATACTTACAAGATTTACCTGATGGTGCTTCTTTTTATAAACCTGATGTTGCTAAACTTTTAAATTTAGGAGTAGGAGTTAAACGTGGAAAAGAGTATGCAGATACTTCATTATTAACAAAAGCCATTAATAGCAGAAAAGAATTAAAAAATAAAAAATTTAAATTTCTTACAAAAACAGATGTTACTGTAAATAAGATAAATGATTTTGTAGAAATATTTGTACAAGAAAATGGTAGAGCACCTACACAAGGTGAAATACAAAAAGGTGCAAAAGCAGACCCTACAAGAATAAGGACTTACATAAAAGAAGGTAAAGTTAAAAATGTAGCTGACACCGTGTTTGATACTCAAGCAAAAGGTGCTAATTATATTTTAAATACTAAAAAACCAACTATTGAGGGTTTAGAAAAAATTGTTGGAAAAGGAAAAGCTGAAAAATTATTAGCTAGAATTTATATAAATTCATTAGGATCATTAAAGAAAAAATTTTCTAATATAGACGAGGGAAGATCTGTTTATGCTAATTTTGATAAAGATCAAATACAACTTATAAAAAATAAAGTAAGACGAGTGCCTGGTTTTACTGAAGTTTATGGAAGAGAAATTACTGATTTAATTGCTAATGCATATCCTAATCCTAAAGATGCAGCTAAGAAAACAGCTGCTTTAAAAAAAGTATCTATGTTTAAAAGATTTAATAAAGAAGTTTCTAAGAAATTTGGTCTTAACCAAGTGTTAGATCACCCACTATCTTATGATTTTATAACTAAAACAAGTCAAGGAGTAGATCCATCAGAATTAATAAGAGTTAGACCTTTACCAGATAGAGAAAACACATTTAAATCGTTTTTAGAATCTGATCTTGAAGATATATCTAAAACTTTAAAAAAAGGATATGATCAAAAAGCTTTTAGTAAATACAAAGATATGAAATCAATTGCAGATGAGCTTGGAATACCTTTTCCTAAAATGGCAAAAACAGGAACAATAACTTCTCCAGCTGCATCAAAAGTAGGAACTAAACCTTTAATTGGTGATGTTAAACAAGCAGCAAAAATACGAAATAATTTTAGATCGTTTGTACAAAACGTTAAAGACGACCCAAGAATGCAAAGACTTGGAATAAATTTAAAAGAATTAACAGATCTTGCTAAATTACCTGAAATAGACATCGCAAAATATGATAACGCCGTTAAAAAATTTATTTCTAAATCAGGAAAATTTGGAATACCTTTAATGGCTGGTTATGCAGGTGTAAGAGGAACTGATTTTTTAAAAAAAGAAGGTATTGGTTTTGATAAAGAGTTTGAACAAACTGCAGCCGTGGGCGATGCACCGATTGTGGAAAAAGGATTAAGCACAGGAGAGAAAGCAGCAGCCGGTACAACAGCAGCCCTGACACTAGGTACTAAAAAAGGAAGAAACATATTAGGTAGAATTATAGGAGGAGGACTTGGTCCTACAGGGCTAGCAGGTTTAACAGTAGCAGGTGGAGGGTATGATTTATCAAGTCCACTGGATAGATTTATTTTAGGAACAGAAGCAGTTTTTGCACCAGAACTTGTTAAGGGCACGATCGGTGCAACCAAAGGAATGAAAAATAGAGCATTGCAAAAAGTGGTTCAACGAGCTTTGAATTTAGGTATGAGTGTTCCAACGGCTTTAAAAGCTGCAAGAATAGCATCACCACTTGGCCTTGCATCGTTAGCCGGTGAAGGTATATATCAAGTTGGTAAATTAGGTTTTGAAGATCAAAAAAGATTTGATGCGTTAACACCTGAACAACAAGCAGCAGAAAGAGCAGAACAAGAGGCATTTGCATTTGATGTCGAGGGTGCAAAAGATGGTGGTCGTATGGGTTTTAAAGTAGGGACAGTTAAAAAAACAGTATCTTCTTTAGATGAATTAATTAAGAAAACACTTGATGAGGATCTGTTTGATAAGAAAGATAGAATGATCGATCAATTAAATCTAAGTTTACAAAAAGTAAGAAAAAAATTTGCACCAAAAGAAAAAAAGTTTGAGGAACCTCATAACCTGCAACAGTATTTAGATATCACAGAATCTAATTTTAAAACAAAAACTGGTCCTTTTTTTGACAGATTAAGAGCTAGAGAAAAAAGAATAGCAGAGGAAAAAATACCATTATCATTAGATGAAATTATGAGAGATCAAAAAGCAGGTGGTGGTTTATTAAAACAGGCAGGTGATAGATCAGGTGCCATGTTAGAATCTATGAACCCAGACTCACAAGGGTTGCCAGGTCTGTTAAAACGTGGTATGAAAATATAGGAGTATTAAATGGCAGAAATAGATAAAGGAC